TAACCAGCACGACCATTGGCAACGTTAAGCTCAAAAGGCTCCTCATTAGTTACCATACGAGCGTCAAAAAGTACGTCACCTGTATCAATACGAACCCTGTTTGCGGTCTGCATGGCAGCCTTGATTTGGTTTTGTGTCTGCAAGATGCCACGCACAGAGCCAGCCACACCAGCAATTAACCTGCCAATCTGTGGTGCTGTAATGTGGTCCTTACCCTGGAACGAAATAACACCATCGAAAGCCATTTAACCCTCCTTTACCATGAATTGAGCGAACTCTTCATCACGCTTGCGTGCGAGCTCGCGATACTTTGCAGCACAGTCAGGGCAGAGGAGATAACTCTGCTGCACACCGTCTGCTGATACTCTGCTTATGCTCTTCCATTGCGAGGTTGCAAAGTCACTTTCAAGTAGAAAGGCTTCTTTCTTGCACCTATCGCATTGGAAGCGTGCAAAGCCACTTGTTTTTGCCATTAAGCTGTCCTTTCCCATTTGAAGCAGCCAAGAGAAGGTAGTTGTTGCCATCTACCTCCGTAGTTTGTTGCAGGGTTAACAAATGAAGTTGTTTCAATCACAGAACCAACAGGGAAAGATGGTGTAGTTGCACCGCCTTGTGTTGCTCCCTGGACGTTGATAGTCACGTCACTAGATCCGTCAAATGAAGCTGTACCACTCACAGAGCCAACCAGCTTGATAGTGCGTGGCTGTGAGAGCTTCTTAGCAGCGTTAGCGTCACCGCCGGGAGTAGATGCGCCAGCGTAAGGGTGAGTGTGGCTTACAGGAGCTGCGCCAACCTCTTGCGCGGTGTATGTTGGCTTTGCGGGAAGCTTTACGGTGTGTGTCTGGGCGTCTGTGACGTGTCCTAAAGCGTCAACATTGACCGTTGCGCCTAATTGCACTGTGTCACCCCAAGAAGCGTCTACGTTGCTCTCAGAGCCGTATGTGCCAGCGGTCACACTAGAAGGCTCATGAGTAAGTGCGACTGTGCCACCTGTGCGCTGAGCTTTGAGAGGTGTAGTTGCGGTGACTTCTGCCACTTTAGAGTCAACCTGTAGTGTTGCTCTGCCAATCTCACTAGCTGAGTCTGTAGCTACCTTGCGCGCTTCATTGACCTTGTTCTCAAGGCTCTTGAAGTCTGCTCTTGATACTTCTGCAGAGATAGTGCGTCCTGCAATGGAAATACCCGTGCCAGCTGTGTATGAGCTTGATACTGCGCCTGAGCCTGTAGAAGAGCCACGCTCAGCGGTACCAGATGAAGAAGTGTTACTAGCAGTACCGCCAACCTTGTAGCTGATACTTACTTCAGTATCTGTGACAATGATGACCTTGGTTCCGACTGTTGCTGTAACGTGTAGACCAGTGACAGGATCTATGCCGGGGACGATATCACCAATGCCAAATTCTTCATCATCATCAAGTGTGACGTTAATTGAGTCAGCTGCTTGATACTCTTTAAGCTTCTTAGGACCGTCTTTTTCTAGCTCTTCACGACTTGCATTGGTGTAGTTATAGGTGGTTGTGCGCTCATCAATGCCAAAGAGTGTCTGTGTGGTAGAGATATTGCCACGTTCGTCTGCGTAGAAATGCATGACAATGCGGTTTTTAAGCTCACCAGAACCTAGGCAAATAAGATGGTTGTAAGGTCTTACAACTCTCTTAATAGTCACGTCAGAATGTTCTGCGTCTGCACCATCAGTCCAGTCTGTAATAGGCTTTACCGAGAGCACAATCATGCGCTCAATGGAGTCATACTCAATGTTGAGACGTGAGGAAGAATCGGCAAGCATCTTTCTGATGCCTGTCCAGGCATCACAGTACCTGTCGAAGGTGTATTTGACAGTAATGCCAGAGGTCTCTTCTAAGACTTTGAACTGGCTAGCAAGTCCAAGACGCTGAACAAGCTGCTTTAGAACCACGTGAGCTTCTCCACGCACACTGAGATAGTCTTCTCCGCTTGGTGGCTCAAGAACCTTGTCTCTAATAATGCCTTGCCACGATCTACCCGTGTAGGTGATTGTGTTGTTGCCTGAGTTGGATTTGAGAGCGTCTACTACACCGCCCCACTCAGTTCCTTCAACATAGACGTATGCGCCATCATCAAGACGCTGCTCAGAGTCAATGTCGAGCGTGAGCTCAAAGTCGTTGCCCGTGTCTCCATATTCCAGGTCAAGGCGTGCTCCTTTGAGCACGCCAATATCGAGATGTGTTGCGTCTGTATAACTGATATCTGGCATTATGCACTCACCTCACTTGGTGCGCTCTGGGTGGCAATCGCCCTTGGAGCGCGCGTCTCACCCTGTGGCTGCTCCTTCTCGTATGGAGGAGTGGAGCGTGTCTCATAGAGCGTGAGGTCAAAGTCAAAGGTGTTATCCCATGTGATGTCATCAGTTCCTGGCTTAATTGGCTCAAAGAGATATGAGCCAGAGCCGTGAGCCCCGCGCTCTCTGAACTTGTAGACGTTCTCACGGGTACCGTTATCCTGCACTACAACAGCCGTCTTACTCTGAGAATCAACCTCAAGATATGCACCAGCTGCAATGGTGGTGTTTACCTTGTGCAGGTTCTCACCAATTCTGACGTATGGGTTTGTTGCAGGACCATAGACACGCCAAAGCCAAGGAGAAGTACTCTTAGAAGGGTTAGTGAATGACTTAGCGGGCTTGCCCTGGACAAGGTCAAAGGGGAAGTCTCTTGGGAAGTCAGGCTTAACGCCAGCAACATTCCCTATTGTCTCATGCTCGAAGTAGAGCGTAGTTGCCTTAAACCATGTGGGGTCCTCAACAAGAAGCGTCAAGACGAACTCTGCGAACTTGTCAGAGAGCCAGTAGTTGGTAGGAGCACCGCCAATGATGTAGCAACGGATACCCCAAGATCCTACTGTGAGCGTTCCTGGAGTACGGTTTAAGATATCCTTCTCGCCAAGCTCAATAATCTTGTTACGTAGCTCCAAGCCTTCTTCATCACTTTCAGCAGCGATGCCAACAGGGAACTTAATTGTCTTTGGCTTATGGTCACGTCGTCTGAATGACGTAATTCTGCTTGAGTTCTTTCCTGATGTGTAAGACCACATCCAGTCTCTGAGTTCGTGTTCCATGTAGTGGAGGGACTTATCAGCCCCTCCAAACTCCATGTACTTGCTTCCGTCAGAGGTTGTGTATCTAATGTCTGTGCGCATTATGCGCTCACCTCTCTCACCATGCGACCAAATTCACGGTTATTCACGTCAACTCTTACAGGTCTCCCGTATGCGTCCTCAATGCGCTTAGTCATGACATCCATCTGTGCTGAGAGATCCGCAATGGCTTGATTGGTATCTGCGTAGATGCCATTAGCCACAAGTGACGCAGTCATATCCATTTGCTTGTTGATAGGAACATTGAGCGCATAACCGTCTACGCCACTCTGAGCAGCTTCTGCGAGGTCTTGCGCTGCTTTGTAAACGTCTCGCTTACCGCCCGCAATACCAACAACAAAGCCGTCAACTGTATAACCACCAAGACCAGCCATGACGCGTGAAGGCGAGTGAATGCCAAGCAGTGCCTTGACTGCGCCAACAACGCCGTTAAAGACTCCACAGACTTGGTCAACTACCCAACCAGCAAGACCAGAAACGCCATTTACAAAGCCTTGAATGAATGCACGTCCTGCGCTGCCAAGGTCAAAGCTTGTGATGGCATTCTTTGCTTGATTGAGCAGGTTTCCGACTGCCCCAAGCAAGCTGCCAATAATCTGGGGAACAGCTGCGACAATGGCTGTAAAGAGCGTTACTGCTGCACCAAGGAGCATTCCAATAAACGTTGGAAGGTTGGAAACAACAGTGCCAATAAGGTTGCCAACGTTGCCAATGAGTCCTGGAAGAATGACAGGGATAGCGTTCACGATTGCCACAAAGAGGTCCACTGCAGCTTGAAGAAGTGTCCCAACAAAGCCAGGAAGTCCTGAGATAAATACATCAATAATCTGTGGCAGTGCAGCTGCTAGTGCTGGAATGATTGCCACAACGCCGTCAACAAGTCCCATGAAAAGACCTTGCGCTGCTTCAAAGAGAGCCGGAGCATTAGCAACAAAGCCGTCTACTAAACCTTGCAGAATCTGTGGAGCTGCTTCAGCAAGCTGTCCTGCAACCTCAGTGAGTGCTTGCAGGATAAAGGTGAACGCCTGCATTGCTCCTGCCATGAGAGAAGGCGCAGAAGCCACGAGAATGTCGCAGATTGCGCCAGCTGCAGCTCCAACTGCTTCCAGTAATCCTGGAGCAATCTGCTGCCATGCTGCACCCATCTGAGAAAAGAGAACCTCAAAGGCATGTGCCAGCGTAGGACCTGCAGAAGCAAGACCAGATGCGACCTGTGGAAGCACTGAGCTGATTTGAGAAGCAAGTCCAGGGATAG